CCTGACGCACGCTATCCTATCGACAAGCTACCACTAAATTTTGTTGCTCCCTCAAGGTAACTGGCCAGACCTTTAAAATAGTCGTTGATGCGCTGACAGGAAAAATTTCCGAAAACAGTCAGAAGAGCGGAGGCTAGGGGGAGCAACAAACCAGTGAAATGACCATCAAAGCTCTAGAGGACCGCATCGGTTCTCTATCAAAGCCTAGTAAGATGCCGTGCCACGGGTATAGCCTACCAGCTTATGCCTGTAAGCGCGGCTCCTTGCTACGGCAAATTGACAACTCCGTTTGCTCAGGGTGCTACGCGCTTAAGAATCGTTACCTATTCGCCAACGTCCAAACAGCCCTATACAAAAGGCTAGACGCAGTCCTATCAAACGAGACTGAATGGGGAGAACTTATCACACAGCTCATCAGCAAAAAGGAGAAGAGTGGATATTTCCGTTGGCACGACAGCGGAGATATTCAATCGTTAGACCACCTTAGTGCCATCAACAATGTTGCACTATCACTACCAGATATTAAGTTCTGGTTACCTACAAGAGAAACCAAACTGTTATCACAGTGGTTAAAACGCCAAACTCTTGCTGACAACCTAAACATACGCATTTCAGCAAGCATGGTGGGACAAAAGCCATCGAATCCGACCAAATTAAAAGACACAACAACACAATCCAGTGTCGGGTTCGATGGCGCTCCAGTCAACTGCCCAGCTCTACATCAAGGCAACTCATGCCAAGACTGTCGAGCTTGCTGGGACAAAAGTGTTCTAACGATTAACTACCAACTACACTAACTATGAACGACTATTAAAGCCGTAGAGCTACTTATCAAATACCTAATAATAATACCGTATATACTGCTGGCATTACTCATATACCACATATACAACGGAACTAAATAACACATGGGGGACTTAGGGCAACTTAAGTCCCCCTTTTTTACGGGCATACCCCCACGCAACCAACACCAAACCGCTGGGCCGCCCCATTACTATCATGATTGAGTCCGCCTTGCCCCACCGTGTCCTTTTAAAACGTGTCTAATTCGCGTTTGCTTTTAGACAGGTGAGATTGACGTAGGTATTCTTTCGACATATGTAACAAGGCGTGCAGCGTCTAACACAAACACAGCTCAACGAAGATATGCTTACCTTGGGGGTGGGCAGGTATCGTTCTAAAGTAGAAAGCGCAAAGGGGCGCGAAGCGGAAATAGAAACAAAATACGGGCAAGCACTAATGCGCAACGTGCTTCCCGCATACACCGAAAAGATTAAAGAATGGCGGGACTCAGTTACTTCCTACGCCACCCCGGCACGCTACCAAATCGACATTCAAACCATAAACCCCAAGGTTTTGTCGTTCATTGCTGTTAAATCCATAATCGACAGCATCACTAAAAAGCGCTCGTTAGCGCAGGTAGCTATTTTTTTAGGAGCGCGAGTAGAAGACGAGCTTCGTTGTCGGTTTTTATTAGAAAACAACGAGGAGAAAGGGAAAGGAATCCTTCTTGGCGCTAAAAAGCGCAAAGGATTAAAAGCAAAGGTGCGCCATGTGCGCTCCTCAATGAAGCATGAAGCCAGTAAAGGTTTAATGCCAGAGTTCGCCAAGTGGGGCACTAGAGATAAGCTGAATATGGGATTGAATGCGGTAGAACTATTTAGATACTGCACCGGTTTAATCGAATACGTCTATGTATTAGAACGCGCCGGGAGAAGGCCAACGCGCTTTGTGGCTCCCACTCAAGAACTCCTCGATTGGATTGAAAATTATAACGAGAACAGAGAACTGGTCGAACCGTTTTGGTTACCTAGTGTCGAAACGCCTGAGCCTTGGACAAGCGTATGGAAAGGCGGTTACCCGGACGATGAAAGACTACCTCCAATATCTTTTATCAAGAGCACTAATATGGATTACCTCCGCTCCATCACCGGAGCGCTTGAGGAACCCATGGAGGCCGTCAACCACATTCAGCAAACTCCTTGGGAAATTAACTCAAGAGTAAAGGATGTCATGGAGTGGGCGTGGGATAACAACGTCACCATCGGAGACATCCCTAACCGCAAAGACGAAGAGTTCCCTCCGGTCCCAAAAGACTTCAAGACAAACAAGGAAGCCAACACAAACTGGCGCAGGGCTGCTGCAAAAATCTACGACCTTAACCTGTCCACAAAGTCACGCCGGTTGTTAACCGCAAAGGTTCTTCACCTCGCTCAAAAGTTTGAGGGTAATCGTTTTTTCTTTCCCTCAAATGTTGATTGGAGAGGGCGCGTCTACAACATCCCTGCGTTCTTGAACGTGCAGAATGCGGACCCGTCCCGTGGCCTCTTGCAGTTCTACCGGGATGAAAAACTAAAGACCAAAGAAGACGCCGAGTGGCTCGCAATACACGGGGCAAATACCTACGGGTTTGACAAGGTTACGTTAGAGGAGCGCGTGCAGTGGGCCTACGACTACGCCGACGAAGCGCATCTGATTGCGTCCGACCCGAAGGGGCATCTAACATGGAAGGATGCCGACAAACCTTGGCAACACCTCGCGTGGTGTTTTGAGTGGGATGAGTTTGTTAAGAATGGCTCTGTTAAAAGTAAGTTACCTTGCGCTCAGGACGCCACTAACAATGGCTTGCAGCTACTAGCCTGTCTGACGAAGTGTGAAGAGACCGCCTACTCAACCAACGCTGCACCCACACCATACCCTCAAGACATCTATGCCGTCATTGCATCCCATGTTGAAGACAAACTGCGCAAGGACGCAGCGGACGGCAACTCTACCGCAAGCAAGTGGGTCGCCTTTGGTATCGACCGTAAGACTACAAAGAGACCCACTATGGTTTACCCATACGGAGGGACGTTCTATTCGTGTCGTGCGTATGTTGATGAGTGGTATCAGGACGCACTACGCAAAGAGCTACGCAACAACCCCTTCGGCGAGCAAGAAAGATACAAGGTTACAGGCTACCTCGCTAAGTATGTTTGGGAGGCTATCCATGAGGTGTTTGACCGGCCTACAAAATGCATGAAATACTTACAAGAAGTAGCCAAGGTTTTGACCAGAGCGGGTAAGGATGTTGAGTGGATAACGCCCACAGGATTCCCTGTTCTTCAGCACTACACAAAGCAAGTCAGCAAGTCGGTATCGACCAAAATATCTGGCGATGCAACGTGGGTAAACTTCCGCGACAGCACCGATGAGTTGAGTTTGGCAAGAGCCAAGCAAGGCATTTCTCCAAACTTTGTTCATAGCATTGACGCAAGCATTTTGACCAAGACGGTCATAGAGGCAAACGCCCAAGGAATATGGGACTTTTCGTGTATTCACGACTCGTTTGGAACCCACAGCAACAAGTCACAAACGCTTGCGAACGCCATCCGCAAAGCAGCCTCAGAGATTTTTGAGGTTGACTTGCTTGGGGAACTGGACAATTCCTTGCGGCACTTCAACCCCGAGTTGGAGTTCCCAGAGTTACCCGAGTATGGCACCTTTGACCCAACAACAGTCAAGCATAGTCGGTATCTCTTCAGTTAAGAAACACATAACAAAAACATAACAACACATAACATGAGCAAGAACGCTCCCCAACTAACAAGTCCTATTGGAACCGCAGTATACCCTAAACTCGTCCACCCAGACACAGCCTTTGATGACGCTGGCGTTTACAGTTGTAAGCTTCACGTAACGAAGGAAGAGTTTGAAGAGTTCAAGGCCAAGGTAGACCCACTGGTCGAAGCCGCTTACAAGGCCGAGTGCGAGAAGCAGGGCAAAGAGGTTCGCAAAGCTGCCTCCCAGCCGCTTCGTATCACCGACAACGGCGACTACGAAATCTACGCGAAGCAGAAGGCTAAGGTCATCACTCGTAACGGTGAGACCTTGGAGTTTAACATCCCACTCTTCGACAGCCAAGTTAAGCCCATCAAAGACGAACCGAGAATTGGCTCTGGTTCAAAGATAAGGATGAGTGTTACATTCAATCCTTGGTTCGTTTCCTCTCAAGGGTTCGGTTATACTTTGCGCTTGAGAGAGGCACAGGTGCTTGAGCTTGTTGAATACTCCAGCGGCGCTAAGTCCGCCGGGTTTTCGGCTGAAGCTGACGGCTACACAACCAGTGGTGAATCCTTCTCTGAAGTCCTCAATGAAGGGGAAGAAAAAGTCGCACCGTTCTAAGGCTGGTTATCGTTCACGTTTCGAGGAGAGGGTAGCGAACAACTTAGAAAAGATGGGCGTTGCCTTCTCCTACGAGACTGAAAAGCTAACCTACACGGTCTTTAGAACCTACAAGCCTGACTTCATTCTGCCGAATGGTGTCATTGTAGAAGCAAAGGGCTACTTCACCTCAGCCGACCGCTCAAAGCATCTCAGAGTCCGCGAAGCGCATCCAGAGCTAGACATCCGCTTCTGTTTCCAGAACGCGAGCAACAAGCTCAACAAGTCCAGCAAGACAACCTATGCTGACTGGTGCGACAAGAAAGGGTTCCAGTGGTGCGAGAGGGTCATACCACTTACATGGGTTTCATAAAAACACACCAGCCATGCGAGGAATGTGGAAGCAGCGATGGTCTATCCATCAACGAAGACAGAAGCACAAAGTGTTTCGTCTGCGGCGTCTTCACTCCCGGCCATGGCGAACAAACACACACACAAGAAATGAGTATTACAACAGGGGACGTTCCCCAATTCCTACAGGGGGAGTTTATGCCAATCCCCTCACGCGGCATCCACAAAGATGTCTGTCAGCGGTATGACTACCGCATTGGTTCCCACCAAGGGAAAGCCTGTCACATAGCTACGTATCGCAACCCGGACAGGAGCATCGTTGCTCAGAAGGTTCGCTACGAAGGTAAGGACTTCACCTCCATTGGAAGCCCCGGATACTTCTGGGGTCAGCACCTATGGCCTAACGGCGGAAAGCGCCTGACGGTTACCGAAGGAGAGATTGACTGCCTTACCGTAGCCCAAGTCGTGGGAGAGGGTAAGTGGCCGGTTGTTAGTTTGCCTAGCGGCGCACAGTCAGCTAAGAGCGTCTTCAAGAAGCAGCTCAAGTGGCTCGATAAGTTTGAGGAGATTGTCATCATGTTTGACAACGATGACTCAGGCAACAAAGCCGCTGAGCAATGCAGTCACATCCTACCTGCCGGTAAGTGTAAGATTGCTAGGCTGACGCTTAAAGACCCCAACGAGATGCTGACCGAAGGGCGCAGCCGGGAACTCATCGACGCCTACTGGCAAGCCAAGGTTTGGAGGCCCGATACTATCATGGAGGGTGCCGAGCTTTTTGACCGCTTAACTACCACCAAGGTAAACGACAGCGTCTCTTATCCTTGGGAGGGGCTCAATGAAAAGACACACGGGCTGCGCTTAGGTGAGATTGTTACCATCTGTGCTGGCTCCGGTATCGGTAAGAGTGCTGTGACCAAGGAGATAGCGCACCACCTCATCAGAAACACCTACCGAAAGATTGGTTACATCGCCTTGGAGGAATCCATTGAGCGCACCGCAAACTCCATCATCGGCTTGGAGATGAACAAGCTTCTTCACCTTGAGCCAATCAAGGTTGACGAAGACTACAAGACCGCCTTCAACGAGACAGTAGGTAACGGGCGTATGTTCTTCTACGACCACTGGGGGAGCCTTGAGTCCGACAACCTGCTTAACCACATCCGCTACATGGCAAAGGCACTGGGAGTGGAATATATCGTGCTCGACCACCTGTCTATCGTGGTTAGCGGCATGGACAGCGGCGACGAGCGCAGGATGATTGACAATACCATGACAAAGCTGCGAGGACTCGTTGAAGAGTGCAAGCTAGGCTTGATACTGGTCAGTCACCTTAAGCGCCCGGACGGTCGAGGGCATGAGAACGGAGCAGAGACCACACTGGCGCAGCTACGAGGCAGCGCCGCTATTGCTCAGTTGTCCGACTGTGTTGTTGGTCTTGAGCGCGACCAGCAAGACGCCGAAGCACGCCATCTAACAAACGTGCGCGTCTTGAAGAACCGCTTTAGCGGGGACACTGGGCTGGCAACAACACTTCGTTATAGTCAAACTACCGGGAGACTGGTAGAAGAGGAAATCACACAACCAACACCAGACACCAACGATGCCCAACCCTCACCCTTCTAACATATGGAATTCAATAGCGACTTTCGCTATGACCTCAAAGTTGGCCAAGTTGCTGAACAGGCGCTCGCGGCGATTTTCGAGGGCAAGAAAGTTGAAGTTAAACGTGACCGGAAAGCGCGGCTTACTGGGAATATATTTGTCGAGTATGAATCCAGAGGTAAACCCTCGGGTATTTCAACCTCAGAAGCGGACTACTGGTGCTTCGTTGTCGAGGAGACCTTTATCCTTCTCACGGCCCAGCGCCTCAAGGAGATTGTTGAGACACTCAAGGGCACTGACAAGGAGCGCAAAGGCGGCGACAACAACACATCGTCTGGCGTCTTAATCCGCATATCTGACATACTTACAACACACCGCAAATGAAGAGACTTATTGTCGATATTGAGACAAACGCCATCAAAGACTGGGAGCGTCTTACCGACCTGCACACCATCCATTGCATCTCGATAATGGATATACAGACTGAGAAGGTTTACTCCTACAACAGTCAGACTGAAGGCGCTCTTGAGCGAGCGCTGGAAGTTATTGGAGCTGCTGACACAATCATCGGCCACAACGCTATTGGGTTTGATTGGCCCGCCTTGCTGAAGTGGAGCAACAACTCCGAAGCCCTGACTATTGACCAACCGTTTGTAGCAGACACCAAGGTCATGGCTGCGTGCATCCACCCGGACCTGAAGAACGACGACTTCAAGAGAGAGGACTTTCCAAAGAACCTCTACGGTAGTCACAGCTTAAAGGCTTGGGGTATACGCTTGGGTATCCACAAGGATGCCCATGGTGCCACCGAAGACTGGACGGAATGGAGTCAGGAGATGCAGGATTACTGCGAGCAGGATGTTCGTGTAACCCACTCCCTGTTCCAAAACCTGATGGGCTTTGTGCCTAGTAAGCAGATGCTCCTTATCGAGCATGAGTTTGCCAGCGCTATTCGCGTGCAGGTCGATAACGGATTCCCCTTTGACGAGGACAAAGCCAGAGAGCTTGCCTCTACCCTGATGAAGAGACGGGTGGACCTTGAGGCAGAGCTACAGGAGCTGTTCGAGCCAAAGGTAATCCCTACCAAGTCTCCCATATGGAAGACCCCAGATGGTAACACGTGGAAGACGAAGAAGAGCGCGGTAGAGGCGGGCAACAAGCCGGGTGACGTGTTCAAGGATGGATACAAAACCAAATCAATACCCTTCAATCCGGGTAGCCGTGACCAGATTGCTGAAAGGCTTATGGCTGATGGATGGAAGCCCAAGGCTTACGAGGGCAAGCGCCCTGAGATAAACGAGGTAGTCCTGAAGGAGATAGGCACCCCGGCTGCTGACAAGCTGCTGGAATACCTCCTCGTCCAGAAGCGTCTAGGCGCACTGGCTGAAGGAAAGAACGCTTGGATGGGAATGGTCAAGGGCGGGCGCATCCACGGTAATGTCAACACCCACGGCACCTACTCTGGACGCTGCTCACACTCTAGGCCAAACCTAGCACAAGTCCCGGCTACCCGTGCTCCCTACGGGGGAGAGTGCAGAGAGTTGTTCACCGCCCCAAAGGGTAAGGTGCTTGTCGGGGCGGACGCCTCGGGCATCGAGCTGCGCGTGTTGGCTCACTACCTCGCCCAGTGGGACAACGGAGCGTATGCTAAGACCATAGTCGAAGGAGACATACACACCGCTAACCAAGAGGCGGCGGGCTTGAGCACACGCGACGAGAGTAAAAAGTTCATCTATATGTGGTTGTATGGTGCTGGGAATAAGGCACTTGGAGAGATTGTAGACGGAGGAGAACGAGAAGGAAGAGCACTCAAAGAGCAGTTCCTTCGCAAGATACCCGCCGTTCGCAACCTGATGACTACGGTAGAGTCCAAGGTCACTACGAGCGGAACCTTGAAGGGACTGGACGGTAGAATCCTACCCGCTCGCAAGGCGTTCTCCGCGCTTAACCTCCTGTGCCAGTCAGCGGCTGCGGTGATTATGAAGCAAGCACTTATAGAGTTTACCAAGGGGGCAAGCTTCCTGCACGGAGGTAAGCCCCTCTACGAGATGCACGCCAACGTCCACGACGAGGTCCAGTTCTCCTGTGACCAGTCTCACGCTGTAGAGCTGGGTCAGTTGTTTGTTAATAGCATTAAGAAAGCCGGGGAGACTCTGGGTGTTCGTTGTCCTTTGGACGGAGAATACAGCATCGGAGCTAACTGGAAAGAAACACACTAATGAGCACACTAATAGTAGATGGCGATATGCTCGCCTACAGAGCGGCCTTTGCCAGCGAGTATGAAACCAAGTGGGACGACGACCACTGGACCCTGATGTCCTCAGAGACAGAGATGAAGGCGGAAGTAGAGAGGTTCTTTGAGAACCTTAGCAAGACGCTGCGGTCTGATGACATCCTGCCAGTCTTCTCTCCCCGAGAGAACTTCCGGTTAGACTTGTTTCCCGCTTACAAAGCCAACCGAAAAGACAAACGCAAGCCTCTAGGGCTACGCTGGCTAGTCCAGTGGATACAAAGTGAATACAACGGTATCATGGCAGAGAACATGGAAGCCGATGACCTCATTGGTATCCTGTGCACCCGGAACCCTACCAAGACGGTAGCTGTGTCCGGGGACAAGGACTTCGGCACCCTGCCTGTCGCTTGGTATAACCCTCTGAAGGACGTTAAACAGATGACCAACCCACAAGAGGCGGCTAACTTCCACCTTATCCAGACACTGGCAGGAGATTCTACTGACGGGTATATGGGGGTCAAAGGAATCGGTGTAGTCACCGCTAAGAAGCTCTTAGACAAGGACGGCTACACATGGGACACCGTGGTCAAAGCCTACGAGAAGGCGGATATGACTGAAGAAGACGCCTTGCTAACCGCTAGGCTGGCCTACATCCTTCACGACAAAGACTACAACGAAGAGACAAAGGAGATAAAGCTATGGGAACCAAGATAAAGGGGACCGCTGAAGAGAGGAAACAAATCCCTATTTATAGGGGTTTTATTAAGTATTTCCCTGACGCTATTGTTGCGGTGGCTAAGCAGAGCGTCCAAGGGAACCTTCAGCATCACCCAGAGGCAGACATCTTCTGGGACAAGAGCAAGTCTACGGACGAGCTAGATGCCCTTATGCGCCACCTGATTGAAGAAGACTGGGCGGCAGTTGCGTGGAGAGCGCTTGCAAATCTCCAAAGAGAGTGCGATAAACACAAAAAAGAGTAGGTATATATGGAACAGGAAAACGTATTTCCTTTTGTTTCAGATGAACTTTTGAGAGCTTTGTCTGAAAGGTTCCCAAAGCAAGACTTTGGGCCTAGCGAATCTTTGCGTGAACTAGACTACCATTACGGACAGCGGTCTGTAATTCGTTTTCTAGAGAACAAAGCCGAAGAACAACGTGAAAACTCATTAACCTCAATCCTAGAATAAAATGTGTATCGGAGGCTCTAGCCCACCCCCAACCCCACCTACCCCGACTCCCCCTCCTCCACCTATGAAAAAGGTAAGGAAGGTTGAAAATCCTGCCGTTAAAAAAAGGCAGGCTTCAAGAAGGCGAGGCGGTATGAAAGCGCTCACTATAAACAGAACTAGCCCTAACATCGGTTCAAGCGGTTCAGGGGCAACTTATTAAACAGATGATAATTTACGGAAAAACAATTACGAACCCCGCGCAGGGGTCGAACACAGACATTGACTGGAACGGAGGAAATGGAATGTTTGCCGTCTCTGGTTCAAACTACCAAAGCTCAACAGTTAAACTTCAGCATAACATTGGAGGCACTTGGTTAGACATCGGTAACGAAGCTACCTTCACCGCCAATGGAGCCACTCTGTTCACCACCTCGGCTAATAGCCTTCGGGTAGCAGTAGACGGCAGCGGAAGCACTCTGGCTGCTGTTGTAGAAGTGCAGCCTGTTTACGAAAACAAAGCTCTTTAATTTATGTCACGCGTAGACGCTAAAACAAACTCGTTAACCAAAGGATTAACGCAGAACCTATTCAAGATTCCGTTTACGCGTGACAAGAGTATCAAGTTCGACGGGTCGGACGACAGTATAGCCACTAGCGCCGACAGAACGCTGGCAACGAAGACCTACAGCTTCTGGGCAAAGTCCACCGCTACGGGTTCAAACGCTATTTTTGACCACGGGGATTATAACATCGGCGGGTTTCTTTTTAACTACTCATACGGGAAACCGCTTTTGTATTTAGAGAATAATTGCTTTCGCTACTGGAGCGATATTTCATCGCAAGACGATGGCAACTGGCACCACTACTTGCTTTTGTTAAGCGCAACCATTAGCAACTCCAAGCTGTTTTGCGATGGCGTGGAACAAACGGTGCATTCCACCACTAGCTCAGGAACGGCTTCAAGTTATACCACTGGACTGCGACTCGGCCGCGCAGGGTCATCTAATTTTTTCACCGGCTCCCTAGATGAGTTCGCAATATTTGATGGGGACCAATCATCCCTAGCCAACGAACTATACAACAACGGACAACCGACAGACCTCAGCAGTTACTCCACGCTCGACCACTGGTTCCGCATGGGGGAAGGCAAGCTGGGGACTAAGAGTGACGGGGACGACAACCTTCTGTTGGACCAAGGACCGAATGGTGTAATGGGGAGTGAGCTGGTGACTAATGGGAACTTTGGTTCTGATGCGAGCACTTGGAATGATTGGGACAACCTTACCAACTCAAGCGGCGCGACTCAGTCGGGAGACAAGGGAATTTTGAATAGCAACGTGGGAGCCATTGATGCGCGACAAGACGTTTCTGTTACAGCAGGACGAACCTACGAAATTAGTGCGACCGTGAAAAAAGAAGTCGCTGCAACCTACGTCAGAATCCTGCTTTCTGATGGTAACAATTACTCCTATGCCTTCGGGAACCTTAACCCCGGAACCACTACTGACGAGGTCACGCTTAAAAAATTCGTCACGCCAACTCAGAGCGTCATCAGGTTGTATATTTACATCACCTCCCCAAATCCCGGCTTGAATTACTTTGACAACATTAGCGTCCGAGAGGTCCAGAACGTGGGCACCATCAGTGGCGCACTGATAAAAGACGAGAGCACTGCCGAAAGCGTCCCGAAGAAGACTGTGAATCTGCCAAGCGCAGGGAGCTTGAAGAGTATGTCGTTTGATGGGACGGATGATTATGTGGATTGCGGGACAGGACTTGGAGACGCGTTGGGGGACAACTACGCAGGTAGTCTAACCGTATCCCTTTGGTTTAAAGCAGACACAACTAGCGGAAACGATGGGTTGTTCAATGTTGGCACCTTTTCCAGCTCACTAGGAGAGGTCCAAATTAGCGTTCAAAACAATAAGATTTACTACACGCTCAGTAATAACGCATTTGTTAGATACTTCTCATTCACAGATACAGACAACTGGAACCATATTGTTGTCGTTTACGCTGCTGGTGACGCGACAAACAGCACAGTCTATATGAACGGGAGTGAGCAAGCTACAACCGTATCAGGTTCTTTGCCTTCAGCCGCAAATTTAGACTTTGCTGGTCTTAAAACAATTATTGGTGGTTATCACAGTGCCCCCTATTTGTTCCATGGCAGCATTGATGAAGTAGCAGTTTGGAATGCCGCACTAGATGGGGACGCCATTCGCGCCCTATACAACGCAGGGTTACCCACGCCTGTTACCACAAAGACTGGGGCCTACGACATCTACAGGGACAATCTCAAGGCTTACTACCGTATGGGGGACTCGACGAACCCTGCGGCAGACGGGACGAGTAACCTGCTATTTGACCAAACGAGTCCGGGACTGGGTTCAGAGTTAATCACTAATGGAGACTTTAGTGCCGGAGAAACAGGTTGGACTAAAGGACTTGCTGCTTCAGCTACTCAGACAGCGACGAACGGTGCGCTGGTTATGTATTCCGGCACATCAGGAGACGCAAACAATGCGATGTCTAAGACAAGCGCTGTAGGCACAAATGGAAAGGTTTATCAGTTTGAGCTTACTGCCAGTAATTTTGTGGGCACGGGGACCGCATTTCTAAGGTTAGATAGCGTTTACGATTCTGGCACCGTTATATCTTTTGGTGAAGGGACGCACACCATTTACTTCACCGCTTACAGAGACTTCACTCATATCCGCTTCTACTCTGGAAGTGCAGATAACTATATTACTGTCGATAACGTCTCTCTCAAGGAGGTCAACGGAAACACCGGCACCATATCGGGAGCCACAATCCAGACAGAGGCACCCAAGCAAATCTATGCGTTGCCTCCGGTGGCAAACACTAAGAGCCTGAACTTTGACGGGACTAATGACCACTTGATTACACAGGTGGACAGCACAGCTCAACCGAACAACGAGAGCAGGTATTATAGCTGGTGGTCCAAATCCACCGACACTGGGCATAATCCAGTGTTCTCGCACGGAACGACGAGCACTTATTCTGATAAAGGCGCGTTTCACTTTAACCAACACTCCAATCGCACGCTTCTCTGGATGGCAGGTAGTGTATACAGATACTGGGTAGCAAACACTCAATGTGACGATGGCGCATGGCACCACTGGACGTGCCGCATAAAGTATAACGATATCACCGAATGCGAGCTGTGGTGCGATGGTGTAAAGTTGGCAGTAGACCAAACGGTAAACACTGGCTCGATGAATGCATACGAGACAGGAATTCAAATCGGCAAAGCAGGTAGCGTTTACTTCAACGGTTCCCTTGACGAATTCTCTATTCACGACGACCTCGATGAAGAAGCCATTCGTGCTCTCTATAACAGAGGACGCCCCATAGACATCTCTAAGTCTCAAGGAGCATACGATTTGAGCGACAAGGCGCTGCACTGGTGGCGTATGGGGGACGCAAGCAGTCCTTCTGCTGACGGAACGAACGACATCGTGTTTCAGGGACTGGAAGCTGAGTCGGATGAGCTGATTACAAATGGTGATTTTGAGACCGGAGACTTAACTGGATGGACCGCAAACGCCGGTGGACAAACAGTAGAAGTCGCAACGAATGCGGCGGGTTCTAATGCTCTGCATATTGCTAGTGATGGGACTTTCTGTACTTGCACTCAAAACGTAACAACTGTCGCTGGCGCTGGTTACAAACTGGAATACGACCTTCAAGTAGTAAGCGGACAGGTGACTGAAAACATTGAGGGTTCTACGGTTACTAGAACTGAATCAGGAACCTACACTAGATACTTTGAGGCAGTAGACGGGGTTACTTACTACCAATTCAAGAGAGTTGGAGCCTGCGAGTTCTATGTAGACAACGTGTCCGTCAAGCAGGTCCGTGGGCAATACATCGGGCCAGAGCTGGTGACTAATGGTTCCTTTGACGGGATTGCTGATGGCACTGACCCTGTTGGAAATATAGATGGTTGGGTAGCTTACGGCTCCCCGGCAACTAGAGAAATCATTGGCGGACAACTAAAACTTACAAGCAACGACACCAACCAAGGCATCCGATATGATGCAACCGGTTTAACAGTAGGGCGGACATACCGTTTGAGCTTTGACCTTTTTGGAGACACAAGCGCAGGCGGAGGAGGAACGACAATATATATTGGGTCGGATTTACAAGGAAGTGGCGTGACCAATAACGGTGAAGGAACTTATGAATTTTATTTCACGGCTAGCAGCACATCGCGCTCAATATTTTTCCGACCGGGGAATAATAGCGCAGGTCAAACTAGTTTCTTTGACAAACTGTCTTTAAAAGAAATCGGAGCAGTTGCCGTTATGACCAATATGGACAGCGCCAGCGATATTCAAACAGATACCCCTTATTAATAACCATGAGTTACGAAAACAGACGATGGGTCGTAATGACCCTTCAAGCAATCAACGCCGGAGACATCAGCGAAGAGCAAACAGTCATCGACGAAGAAGGAGAGGAGACTACGGAGCAGGTAGTGGTCGGCAATACGTTTATCGATGCCGCTATTGAAAGCTCCAAGCAGACTCTTCGTCTATCGGTAGATGGAACTAAGACCATTCTTAAGTGGGACGGAGAGACACCGGAGCCATTTGACGGCATGGACACCTACACGCACGCAGAGATTCTTGCAGAGCTTGCTGGTGCCGATTGGACCTCTCAGGAAAACTTACCATAATAAATGAACGCTACAGCAGAAGCCCAATACATCTCCTTGGAGAGCGTCAGAAGACCATTCTTAGACAGAGCTAGAGACTCTTCTAAGCTTACTCTTCCTTACTTAATTCCAGAAGATGGGCATAACTCCCACTCCAGAATTGAGACGCCGTTTCAAGGTATTGGTGCTAGAGGGGTGAACAACCTTGCCTCTAAGCTTCTGCTGGCTCTCCTTGCTCCTAACTCTCCGTTCTTCAGGTTAAACTTTGACGAGAACGTCCTTAGACAAGAGGGCGCTACGGATGAGATTATTACTGAGATGGAAGCCGCTCTGCAAAGAGTCGAGGAGTCCGTCATGGAAGAGGTAAGCAGACAGTCTTACCGGGTAGGTATCCACGAAGCCCTTAAGCACCTCATCGTATCTGGTAACGCGCTTTTGTATCTTCCAGAGGAAGGTGGGCTGAGGGTATTTCATTTGGACAGGTTTGTTGTTCAAAGAGACCCAATGGGGCACCCACTGAAAATCATAACCAAGGAGACACTTTCCTACAACACGCTCAGCGATGAACTAAAGGCTGCTGCTAGTTTCAACGAGAGCGACTCAGCGGAAAAGAACTGCGACCTGTTTACGTGTGTAAAGTTGGAAGGAGACAACTGGTTTGTTCACCAAGAAATCAAAGGAAACATTGTCCCCGGCTCTGAGGGAAGGTTCACCAAAAACAACCTACCCTATCTACCGCTACGGTTCTCAAAGATTGACGGAGAGGATTATGGAAGGGGATATGTAGAGGAATACATGGGAGACCTTATCAGCCTTGAAAAGCTGACACAGGCGATTGTAGAAGGCTCTGCGGCTGCGGCTAAGGTTCTCTTTCTGGTTAACCCTAACGGGACCACCAGAGCCAAGACGCTGGCTGAAAGCCCTAACGGGGCCATTACTCAAGGTAATGCAGCAGACGTTTCCGTCCTACAGCTTGATAAGTTTAACGACTTCAGAATCGCTTCGGAAACAATCAACACAATTAAAGACCGCCTTGGTCACGCCTTTCTTCTTACCTCGGGCGTTGTGCGTAACGCTGAGCGCGTAACCGCAGAAGAGATTAGGATGCTTACCTTGGAGCTAGAGTCTTCTTTAGGCGGTTTGTATTCGTTGTTAAGTAACGAACTACAGCTCCCCATGGTCATGCGCGTCATGGACGTAATGAGCAAGAAGAAGCTACTGCCTAAGCTTCCTAAAGACCTAGTAAAGCCTGTCATCATTACAGGCATCGAAGCTCTGGGTCGCGGTAATGACCTACAGAAACTTGACCTGTTCCTTGCCGGGGCTGCACAGGTGGTTGGACCACAAGCCATTGGTCAATACGTTAACGTAGAAGAATACTTTAAGCGGAGAGCCACAAGTCTTGGTATCAAGACCCAAGGGCTCATTAAGACACAAGAACAAATACAACAAGAAATGCAACAAGCGCAGATGATGTCTATGGCTGAGAAAGCAGCTCCGCAAGGGGCCGCAGCTCTAGGCAACATCACGCGAGATGCTATGGCTCCCTCTGAACAAGAGGAAGCTCCAGTAGAAGAATAAAGCAATGGCTGACACATACGAAATAAACGACACCACCCCAACAGAGAATATCACTCTTGAAGAAGAAGCAGCAAACATTCCAGACCCAGAGCCGCAAGGCGACCGCCCGGAGTGGCTTCCCGACAAGTTCAAGTCCGCTGAAGACTTGGCAAACGCCTACAACAATCTTGAGTCCAAACTTGGCTCATCTGAAGAGCCTAGCGAAACAGAAGACCTCCCACCTACAGAAGCGCCAGATGAGAGCACAAGCGGAGAGAGCCAAACGGAGGCAATCTCAGCAGCAACTAACGAGTGGTCTGAAAGCGGTGAGCTAAGCGACATGACATACGACAACCTTGCTAAAGCAGGGCTTAGTCGTGAGTTGGTTGATTCTTATATTGCTGGTCAAAACGCTTTGCAGACTTCCGAAGAAGACAGCATCTTATCGGAAGTTGGCGGCAGAGATAGCTACAATGCTATGGCAGAGTGGGCCTCTGAAGAACTCACACCAACGCAACTAGACGCTTATAACAAAGCCCTTGAAGGCGGCACTACAGAGCAAGCTAAGCTCGCTGTAGACTGGCTTAAAGGTAAATACGAAGACGCTAATGGTGTCAGACCATCGCTGCTTCGTGGAAGCACCCAAGGGGATAGCACCAAGCCTTTCGATAGCAGAGCGCAAGTTCTCGCGGCCATGTCCGAGAGAGACGAGCGTGGTAAAAAGAAATACGAAGTTGACCCTTCTTACAGGGCTACTGTAGAACGCCGATTGGCAGTCTCCAAAATATGAAAAATAAAATCATCATCCTAGTTGTAGCAGCGCTTAGCGTTGCCTTTGTTTCCTGCGCAGTGTCTACCCCTTGGGGTGGCATTAGCGTAGAACCCGCCGGTAGTCTGGACATTAACGTAGAATAAAATGGCTGAAGCACTTACATGGCTCAGTGAGAACAAAGGCGAAGTCATTGGTATCCTTACGGGTATCGTGACTGTCGCCAGTCTCGTAGCCACAATGACACCTAACGAAAGCGACAACAAGTGGGTTGCTCGCGCAACTAAAGTAGTGAGCTGGCTTGCGCTGAACATCGGAAAGGCTAAGAGCAAATAAAATGGCAGGACAAGATGATAAAAAACCCGGATTGCCGTGGTGGTTGCGGAGCCCTAAAGCCAAAGCATCCCGTATCCGTAAACTAGGGCGGAGAAACGCTAGGGGTCCGCTGCTCGGACCGGGAGCAGATAAATCTTGGAGCTTAGATAAAGAGATAGAACACTCAGAGCACGGACAAGCTATGCGATGGGCGCAATCCCGGCTCAAGATTCAAAAGAAGAAGAAGGGTGTTGGCTCAGACCACTTCACTAAACTAACAAAAAAGAAAAAGGTCCGCAAAGGGCCAATCAGTAGATAATGGTTAAACTGGTTGTCAGTTTATTGGTTCAGTTCCCTAAGCTGGCGACCTTGTTTTTCAAGGTTCGTGACGAGTATGAACAAAAGGTTAAGCAGCGCCGTCACGACGATAATGATAAGCGTATCAATCGTTGGGTGCACGACGATTAAGAAGAGTGAAATTCCGGGCTTTATTCAAAAGTTGGAGCAGCATTCTTTCTCTCTGGAAGAAAAAGAAACAATCGCTGAAATCCTCCACTACGTCAACGACCTTGAGTCCCGGTGACGTTGTAGGTATCTGCATCGGTCATTCTAGAGCAGGAGAGCAAGGAGCGTGGGGTGTTGGTGGGATGTCCGAATGGGCGTTCAACGTGCGCGTAGGGGCGCTCCTGAAGCGCCACCTCTACGATATGGGTATTGCTTCTATTGTGTATGACGCCTACGAGGGAGGCTCCTATGGCTCCTCTATGCGCTGGCTATCTGACAGAATGCACAATGACAGTGTTACCCTTGCCCTAGAGCTGCATTTTAACTCAGCGTCTCCGACAGCAGAAGGCTGTGAGATGCTTTACTATCATAGCTCTGAGTCCGGGCGCAGGTTAGCTTCTAGCCTTCAAATAGAAGTAATCGCCGAATACAACAGCAAAAACAGGGGCATAAAAGCCCTTAACAGATTTTCGCGGGGTGGGGGATTCTTGGTCAGAACCAAGTGCCCTGCCGTGGTGTGTGAGCCGTTCTTTGGTTCTAATCACACGGAGTGGAACAAACACGCCACCTCCCGCAACCGCCTAGCGCAAGCATACGCTAGGGGTGTAAAAAATTTCCTGTCGAAAAGTAACGGATTAGTAGCCTAAGCGCCCGAAAGGATAACGCTTGAGAGTGAACAACGAGAAAAGAACGACTTGAAACTGTAATTCAATTCAACCCCTTATTTAAGAAAGGATAATAAACTATGGCTAATGGTAACATTACTCCGTCTCGACTTGGTGCCTCAATGGGCACTACCGGGACGTATGCCCAAGATAACGCTCTTTTCCTCAAGGTGTTCGCTAATGAAGTGCTTAATGCATTTGAAGAAGCGAACGTCATGAAAGAGCTTCACACCGTTCGGACTATTTCGAGCGGTAAGTCGGCGCAGTTCCCGGTTACGGGTATTGCGACAGCAAAATACCACACTCCCGGTGAGGATGTGTTTGATGCTGGTAACTCTTACACATCTGCTATTAAGCATCGTGAGCGAGTTATCAACATTGATGACGTTCTAATCGCAGCTACTTCCGTAGCTCAGATTGACGAACTCAAGAATCACTACGATGTGCGGTCCACCTATACGACCGAGCTTGGACGTGCGCTTGCTAAGCGTTTCGACCTTGCAACTATGCGGACGTTCTGTGCTGCGGCTACTGTTCCTAACACTACCGCACTTAAAAACCCGGATGCCCCTAAAGGAGAAGTCCTTGATTTGGGTGGCGGGGGAGGACTACCTGCTGACGTGTCCACTGCTGCTAACATCATTCAAACCTTCCGGGTAATTGCTCAGAAGCTGGATGAGAAGCACATCCCGAGTGAGGACCGCTTTGCGATTCTTTCTCCTGAGCTGTATTACCTGCTTACTGGTAGCGAAAACGCTGCTATTAACAGGGACTTCGGTGGAAGCGGTAACATTGCTAGCGGTAACGTGCCAACGCTGTTGGGGATTCAAATCTTCAGCTCTCCGCACGTTGTTGACATCACCACTAACGATACTACGGCTGATGACACCAATGCTGCCAACAACCCGTTCGATGACGCTGATGGCGGCTCGGCTGGTAAAGGCTATCTTGACGCAAGTCTTGATACCCTTAAGTTCATTGCTGGTCACAAGTCCGCTATCGGAACCGTCAAGCTGATGGACCTCGCTGTTGAGTCCGAATACTCAATGCAGAAGCAGTCAACGCTCATGTTGGCTAAGTATGCAATGGGTCAC